GTTGGTTACAAGCTCAGCTTCTGATATCAATAAACATTAATTAAGAGGGGGGATTTATTCCCCCCTTTTTTATGACTGTTTTTCATATATTTGTCATATTTAACGTGATTGTAATAAAACGGTCACATTCGTTTTCTATATAGGGTGTAGATATAAATCTACTGTTTTATTATACGGGAGTTATCATGTTTAAAAAAATGCTTTTAGCCATCGGTCTATTGACCATTCCTTTCACAGCAACTGCGGCAGATATCACAGGTGCTGGTGCAACTTTCCCCTATCCAATCTATGCCAAGTGGGCTGATTCATACAAGAAATTATCTGGTGTCACTCTAAACTATCAGAGCATCGGCTCTGGTGGCGGAATCAAGCAGATTGCTGCCAAGACAGTGACGTTTGGCGCAACTGACAAGCCACTCAATGAGAAGGACCTAGCCAAGGATGGTTTGATCCAGTGGCCAATGGTAATTGGTGGTATCGTGCCTATCATCAGGCTGGAAGGTATCGAATCTGGCCAGATGGTGCTGGATGGCGAGACGCTGGCTAACATATATCTGGGCAAGATCAACAAGTGGGATGACGCTGCTATCAAGGCCCTGAACCCAAAGCTAAATCTTCCAAACAAAGCCATCATCGTGATTCGTCGTAGCGATGGATCAGGCACGACCTTTAACTTTACCAACTACCTATCAAAGGTATCTGCAGAATGGAAGAGCAAGGTTGGAGAAAGCACTTCAGTTGAGTTTCCAGTTGGTATCGGTGCCAAGGGTAACGAAGGTGTTGCTGCTAACGTGATGCAGACAGACGGAAGCATCGGATACGTCGAGTATGCCTATGCCAAGCAGAATGACATCACATACACCAATATGATCAATGCAGCTGGCAAGAATGTCAGACCAACTGCCAAGTCTTTTGCAGCAGCAGCAGAGAAAGCTGACTGGAACGGAACTCCAGGATTTGCCGTTATCATTAGCAATCAGCCAGGTGATAACAGCTGGCCGATGTCAGCAGCAACATTCATCCTGATGCATGCTGAACCATCAGACAAGGCTAACAGCAAGCAGGCTCTGGCATTCTTTAATTATGCCTTTGATCAGGGTGACTCACAGGCATTGGCATTGGATTATATCCCGATGCCAGAATCTGTCAAAGCCAAGATCAAGAAAGACGCCATGGGCAAGATCAACGTCAAGTGATCTAAACTAATATCATATCGAAATAATGAAAAAGGAGGTTGACACGGCCTCCTTTTTTCTATTATATAAATATAAGAAATGGATTGTATTTAGATAATAGGAGTAACTGATGCAACTTTTTAAAGAGTACGTCGAATATCTTTCAGAGACTGCAATGAAGGGCATGGTAGGAGATAAACAATCAGATAGACACGCTTCTACATACTTTACGCCAGATCTTCTTAAAAATAAGTATAAACTAGCCTCAAAACAGCATGGATTAGAAGCAGGTTCAGAAATAACAGTGCATAATATTTCTGCAGACGGTGCACACTATCATGCACAAATCAGCCACCCTTCTTTCAAAGGTAATAAGACTGTAAGAATTAGTTCTCTACATAAGCCTCAGAATGTAGCAGGCGTAAGGACAGCAGCTACTGCAGAAGATATTCATCTAGACTACCTGAAGAAACAGTTACATCAGTCAAAAGAACATACTGGTAAGGACGAAGTTACTATACGTACACATCATGGCGATATTCAAGCACATTCGATCGAAAAAGTACCCGGAACTCCTAAAGCTGATTTTGTGGTAAAGAACAAAGCGGGAAAACACACATACTATATAAGTCATAAAGCAGGTCAGACTCAGAGAGACTACCAACAATTCGGTGGGATTTCATCGCATACAGAACATCCGGCTGTGAAAGAATTTGCAAAACATCTGCAGACACACCATTCAGAAGGAGTGTCCGGTAAGACAGTTGGTATGAAATTAAATTTAAAAAATAAATCTCATAATGAGTTAGCTCATAAATCAATTTTTGGAAATAAATATAGTCAAGAGCACGGAATTAATAATGTTCATGCTCTTATGCAGGGGCATGTAAACATAACTCCACACCCTGAAGGTCATTTCACATTCACTCCTACTGCATCGGTGCATTTTAATACAGGTACACATAAAGACGTCCCTCATGGAATGAATCTTCAGATTCAAGCACGAGCCGGTGATAGACATCAGCTCGGAGTAAAGAATACGCGTGTCACTATTAATCCAGTAGGTGCCAGCAAAACTCTTCACGTTAAGACCGGCGAAAGACTTCAATAATGAAAACATTTGTAGAATTTATCTCAGAAGCCACAGGCGTAGCTTCAGCAAAACATCAAGAACATCCTGAAGATAATGCTATCAAGAGCAAAGCAGGATTTGATCATGCTATATCATCTTTAAAGGCCATTCATCACGGTTTAAAGACTGGTAATGCTGGAGACACCCATATCTCAACGAAGCTTGATGGAGCTCCTGCTATAGTGTTTGGCCATCATCCCAAGACTGGTAAGTTCTTTGTTGCAACTAAGCATGCAGCATTTGGTAAGACACCCAAGCTAGCAACCTCACACGAAGAAGTAGACAAGCATTTTGGTCATTCAGAAGGCCTGGCAAAAAAGATGCATCATGCTCTTGAACATCTTCCCAAGGTAGCACCCAAGAAGGGCATATACCAAGGTGACTATATGCACGATACGCACGATATCAATCACGCTGATGATGAAGTTCATTTCACTCCCAATACTATCAAGTATCATATCAGCAAGGATACACCAGAAGGCAAGAAGGCTGTTGCATCCAAGATAGGTGTTGCTGTACATACCAAGATCGAAGGTGATCCAGATCATTCAGAAACTCTTCATGCTCATCCATTAACAGATCATTCAGTATTTAAGAAACACCCTGATGTTCACCTTATTTCACCAGAGGCAAAACTATGAGTCACCTTACACCACAAGAGAATAAAGCTGTTGAACATCATATTGAAAAAGCTCAAGATATACATAGCAAGCTTCCTGAAGGCCATCATGATATTATTGGTAAACATGATGAGCATCTGTCTACCTATATAAACAAGACAGTACGTACTGGTGAAAAACCTTCTATAGAAGGTCTAAGAGCTCATATTGCATCTCGTATGGGAAATGAAGTTGATAAAGTCAAGACTGATAAGTCCAAGGCAACCAAGACAGCACACATGAATGCAGCTCTTGCGCATCATGATACACACGGAAACCATTTTGCGAAAGCTCTTCAGATCCACCATCATGTTCAGGCTGCAAAAGACATCCTTACAAAAGGCCTACATAAAGCACAAGAGACAAGCAATCCCATGCAGCAATCGATTGAAGGTAAAAAAACAGATCCAGAAGGTTATGTTGTCCAGCATCAAGGTCAGATCACAAAGATGGTCAATAGAGGCGAATTTGCAAAGGCTAATTTTAACAAGCCCAAGACCTGGTTAAAAACACCATGAAGACTTTTATTGAATTCATATCAGAAGAAGAGATCAAACACGGCGTCTTTGCGTTCGGAAGATTCAATCCACCGACTGTCGGACATGAGAAACTGATCCATGCCACAGAAAAAGTCGCTGCTAAACATGATGTGGGGGCAAACATTATCGCTTCTCACTCAGAAGGTTCGGCTAAGAATCCTGTACCTACTAAGGCTAAAGTAGGATACTTGAAAAAAGTTGTTGCAAAGACATCTACTGTATCTCATTCTGACAGCGAAGCTCCTAGCGTACTGCAACAAGCAGCAAAGCTCCATAAGCAAGGAGTCACCCATCTCCATATGGTCGCTGGTTCTGATCGTGTAGACGAGTATCATAAATTGCTTCATAAGTATAATGGCACACACGAAGGCGCTCTGTTTAACTTCAAGCATATCAATGTACATTCAGCAGGTTCTCGTGACCCTGATGCCGAAGGTACAGAAGGTGTATCAGGAACCAAAGTCAGAGCCATGGCACATGCAGGTGATACACAAGGTGTCAAGAAAGCATTGCCTAAATCACTACATCCTCATGTGAAAGAGATCATGGGACACATCCAGAGCCAGAGCATCAAAGAAGATACTGATATCGAAAACACAGATTTATAATTATAAATATATAAAAATCTAACCCGAGAGATAACATGGCAGCCAATCAACAGACACCACAAGCTCCTGCAGATAATGCTAAAGATATAAAAGATAACAAGACCACCAGTTCTAAGAAATTAGTGACAGGTGAAGTCAAAGATCCGATATCTAAAGGATCTACCATGGTTGGTAAGACTACAGAAAATCCTTCGGGCAAACCAGATCAGATCGATATCAATCCCATGCAGAATGAGAATGTATTGAGTCAACTGAATGATATCTATGATAGAGTGTTATCTGAATTGGATACACATCTCAGAGATGACGGAACAACATCGCTGACCAATATCTATAAGAAAGACACTCCGGGTGAAGTGGTTAACAGTAAATTTGCTCTACAGTTTAAAAATCCCAAGAATGATAAAGAAGCGGCATCTCGTTCAGGCAATCCTGCTAGAAAAGAGATGGATGTCGTCAGAAGAAACGATGCTAATGCAGACCGTAAGACAGACAGCGCATACTATCGCCATCAATCAATCGTAAAGAATGTGATCGATGAGGCAAAGAAATCTGCATGGGAAAGAATGCTTGAGAGGAATCCAAAACATGCAGAATCAGAAGTTCGTGCTCAACAAGCTAAAGCTGGTTTAGAAAAAGCAGGTAAGGACTATCAAAAGATCCTTGACGGAGAAGCCCGTTCCAGAGAAGAAGCTGCAAAGAATAAAACAAACGAACAAGTATCGGGTTGTGATATTGATGAACTCACAGAAGAAGAATTGGGATTCACTGAAGAGAACTTCATACCTTCTGGAAATGAGCTCTATGAAGACTGGAATGAGCTAGAAGAAGAAGCAGAATATCAAGGACGTAAAGTGAAGCTGGGTAAACCTTTCTTGACACCTGGCGGTCCCAAGAAGCGTTCTGTATATGTTAAGAATGAGGGTGGGAATGTCGTCAAGGTCAATTTCGGTGACCCTAA